GAAACAACATCATATCGGGAGCCGTCGTTCCGAGCAGCAATGCCATCGGACTACACTTCTACCCAATTTGGGAAGCTGCTACACTTGATGAATGGCTCTACAACGGGGGTCCATTCCAGCTTGTCGTTTTCCACTTCCTCATTGGTATCTATTCTTACATGGGACGAGAGTGGGAACTTAGCTATCGACTAGGTATGCGTCCTTGGATCTTTGTGGCATACTCTGCACCTGTTGCAGCTGCCTCTGCCGTGTTCCTGGTTTATCCCTTCGGACAAGGATCTTTCTCTGATGCAATGCCCCTCGGAATCTCAGGTACCTTTAACTACATGCTTGTCTTCCAAGCGGAGCACAACATTCTCATGCACCCTTTCCATATGCTTGGTGTTGCTGGGGTATTTGGTGGTGCTCTCTTTTCAGCTATGCACGGATCTCTCGTCACGTCGTCCCTCATTAGGGAGACTACCGAAGAGGTCTCGCAGAGTTATGGATACAAGTTTGGGCAGGAAGAAGAGACATATAACATTGTCGCTGCCCACGGTTACTTTGGACGTTTGATTTTCCAGTATGCTTCGTTTAATAACAGCCGCTCTCTGCACTTCTTCCTTGCAGCATGGCCGGTCGTGGGCATCTGGTTTACCGCCCTCGGCGTCTCCACTATGGCGTTCAACCTCAACGGATTCAACTTCAATCAATCCATTGTTGAGAGTCAAGGTCATGTGGTGAACACCTGGGCAGACGTTCTCAACCGAGCTGGTCTGGGTATGGAGGTTATGCATGAGCGTAACGCCCACAACTTCCCCCTGGATCTTGCATCCGCTGAGACCACTCCGGTTGCACTCACTTCACCTAGTATTGGCTAATGGCTCATCGTGGTAAAGGCTCCTGCGGCTCTAAGAAGGGCGGCAAAGGAGGCTACAAAAAATGAAAAAGAAAAGCCGCAAAGACCTGACCATTGCTCAATCCTTTCAGATTGGTCCTGGTCACAAAGGCGCACAAAAGAAACAGAAGCTCTACAATAAAGGTAAGAGTACTGACAACCCACATGAGAAAGACACTTTTCTCAAGCGCACGGGTCCTCAACTCCCGCTAGCTAAGCGGAAGAAGAAGAAGCGCAACGCCTGACTATTCGTACGTTCATCCCATTAGGGACGCATGCTGCCTAACCATGGAACGGGGGTTAGGTTTATCTTGTACGAACTCATGTCCATCAATCTTATTCGTTTCCTTGCATCACAGAAAAAGCGCGCAGAGCGCTATCATACTGATGCCCTGCGCTACCGTGGTGTAGTGTATAAAGAGATCGACTGACGGTGTAGGGGAGGTTCGATTCCTCCCCCAGTCATTGGCTTTGGCCCCTTACGAGGGACACCCTTAGCCGTCTAGACGGTGGGATAGACCACAAAACTTTTTTAATCTGAACGTTCGGAGTCTGTTACAATTTACTAACTCCTTAAACAAATGGCTAACGCAACACAAACTGCGCTAGGCCGCTCTAATCTCAGTACTGGTACTGGTTATGGTGGTTCTGGCGACAAGTATGAACTTTATCTGAAGCTCTTCTCAGGCGAGATGTTCAAGGGCTTCCAGCATAATACGATCGCTCGTGACCTCGTCATGAAGCGCACGCTGAAGAACGGTAAGTCTCTTCAGTTCATCTACACTGGACGCATGGACGCTGGTTTCCATACGCCTGGTACCCCCATTCTTGGCTCCGGTGATCCCCCGGTGGCAGAGAAGACCATCGTGGTCGATGACCTGCTGGTCAGCTCCGCTTTCGTGTATGATCTCGATGAGACCCTGGCTCACTACGAGCTGCGTGGCGAGATCTCCAAGAAGATCGGCTATGCTCTGGCTGAGCACTACGACCGTCGCATCTTCCGTGCTATTGCACGCGGTGCACGTGCTGCGCACCCCGTGTCTGCAACCGGCAAGGTTGAGCCCGGTGGTACCCAGATCCAGATTGGCTCTGGTACTGGCACTAACGCTGATGCTCTCGACTCTACCAAGATCGTGGCAGCCTTCTTTGAAGCAGCCGCTGTCCTGGACGAGAAGGGTGTTAGCTCTGACGGCCGTGTCGCGGTCCTCAGCCCACGTCAATACTACTCCCTGGTTGAGAACGTTGCTTCTAACGCTCTCATCAACCGTGACGAGCAGGGTTCCGCTCTGCAGTCTGGTCAGGGTGTGATCTCGATTGCTGGTATCAAGATCTACAAGTCCATGAACCTGCCGTTCCTGGGTAAGTATGGTACCAACTCTACCATCGACAACGCTGGCTCCTTTGTGGGCGTTGACGTGGAAGCTACCGTGTCTGGCGAGAACAACGCCTACGGTTCTGCTACCGACTTCGATACCTCCTGCGGACTTATCTTCCAACGCGAAGCCGCTGGTGTCGTTGAGACCATTGGACCCCAGGTCCAGGTCACCTCTGGCGACGTGTCCGTTATCTACCAAGGTGACGTGATTCTGGGTCGCCTCAGCATGGGTACCGACTACCTGAACCCTGCTGCTTGTGTCGAACTGCACGCTACCAGCACTGCTGGTTCTGCATTCTGATCCATTCTTGTTTTATACTGGGACTCCTTCGGGGGTCCCTTTTTTTATATCATGACAACTAATTCGTACGCATCGTCCACCGAACTGGATGCTGTTAACCACGTTCTTATGAGCGTGGGTGAGTCTCCTGTCAATACACTATCCACCCAAAGTCCTGAAGTTGCTATTGCTCAGAACACTCTCCGACAAGTCTGTCGTGAAGTTCAGTCTGAGGGCTGGGTGTACAACACTGAATACGAGTTCCCGTTTGTGGTAGACACCAACGACGAGGTACTGATTCCGCCCACTGTCCTCCAGCTGGACGTGAACAAGTTCAAGCATCGTGATGACTATGATGTAGTTAAAAGGGATGGTAAACTCTATGATCGTTACTCACACTCCTACAAGTTTAAGGACCTTCATACTCTCTATTGCGATGTGGTGTGGTTCTTCGAGTTCGATGACATCCCTCAGGTCTTCCGTGACTACATCTCTGCACGCGCTTCTCGCATTGCTGTGACCCGTATGGTCAACGATGAGAAAGCTGTCAAGCTCCTCACAGCAGACGAGGCACAGCTCCGTGCTCTAGCTGTTGAGTATGACACCCAGCAGGCTGAGTACAACATGTTCCAAGGCACCGACTTCCGCAACCCATACCCCTCCTTCAAACCCTTTAACGCAGTTGCTCGATAGCTATGGTAGCAGTTAATCAACGGATTCAAAACTTTCTTGGAGGCGTCTCACAGCAGCCAGACTTTATTAAGTTCCCTGGTCAACTCAGGAAGTGTGACAACGCATATCCTGATGTGACCTTTGGCTTGTCTAAGCGACCTCCTGGTGAGTTCGTTGGTCAGCTGTCAGGCGCTACCTCTGGTGGTCAATGGTTTGAAATCATCAGAGATTCTGACGAAAAATTTATTGGGCAGATTACTAGCTCTGATATTAAAATCTGGGACCTTGAGACAGGTGCTCCTCAGAGTGTGAGTGGTAGTATGAGCTACCTGTCTGGTGCTACCCAGCCTTACGGTCTCCAGACCATCGGTGACTACACGCTCATCACTAACCCCCAGCAGACCGTAGGAACCACGGGAACTACTGCTACGTTCAATAACAACTACGCCTTTGTTTCGATCAACACAGTGGCGTACAACGCAGAGTACGTGGTTGCTATCAATGGCTCTAACCTTAGCTCTACAACTAAGTACCGTGCTGGTCACTTGACTGTTGTTAAGTCTTCAGGTTCAGGCGCTGGCAACTCTTCCTGGCAGCACACAGTAGGACTTGAGGGTCCTGCAGAGCATGCAGGTAAGCAAGAGGTATTTGATGCTGCGAGTGGTATTAAGTTTACTGTCTTAGTTAATGGTACCAGCTTTGTCAAAAGCTATACCAGTAACCATGAAGCAGAGTATGGTGCTCAGTACAATGCTGAGGTAGTCCTACAAGACCCAGGCTTCAACGTCACTAACGGTCAGACCTTCAGCGTGTCTTGTGCAGGTATTGGTTACACAGTTACTGTTGCTTCTGTTGAATCTTATGAGACTTACTCTGACTCTGGCGTAGGATTCTACCGCTCACCAAAGAACCCTGACAAGGGTAGCCTGAGTATCAACACGATCCTGGGTGAGCTAAAGAGCAGCGTTGAATCTAACTACAGCGTAAGCTGCGAGATCATTGGTGATGGCTTGTTCATCACATCTGGTTCTAGCTTTACAATTGAGGTCAGAGGTGGTACGGTAAACAACTCCCTTGAAGTTATTCAAGACTCTGTAGCCAACGTCAGTAAGCTACCACAACAGTGCAAGGACGGGTACATCGCCAAGGTGTCTAACACTGAGGAGTCTGAGGCTGATGATTACTACGTCAAGTTTGTAGCTGACAGTGGTAACAAAGGCACAGGTTCATGGGAAGAGACTGTGGCTCCTGGTATCACAGCTGGGCTCAACCCCTCTACCATGCCCCATGCTCTGGTCAATAACCGCAACGGATCTTTTAGTTTCCGTCCGCTGAGTCAGTCTGCTGATCCTGAGAACTACTGGATTGACAGACAGGCTGGTGACCTGAACAGCAACCCTGACCCTACCTTTGTTGGTAAGGGTATCAAAGACATCTTCTTCTATCGTAACCGCTTAGGATTTATTGCTGGTGAAAACGTCATCCTTAGTCAGCCTGCTGATTACTTTAACTTTTTCATCGTTTCTTCAATTACTATTAGCGATGCAGATCCCATCGACATCGCCGCTTCTGACATCAAGCCTGCCTTTCTAAATCATGTCCTGCCTATTCAAAAGGGTCTGGTCCTGTTCAGTGAGTCAGCACAATTCATGCTGTTCACTGATTCAGATCGGTTCAGTGCTAACACTGCACAGCTGAAGAAGCTGTCCTCCTACGAGTGTAGTCCTACAGTTCGTCCTATCGACATGGGCACCTCTGTGATGTTCAGCACTGGCAGCGCAGCCCACACCCGTGTGTTTGAGATGGTGATCCAGGATGAGACTGTTCCTCCCAAGGTGCTGGAGCAGACCCGTGTGATCCCTGAGCTGATCCCTAAGGACATTGATCACTCGTCTAACTCCTCACAGGTTGGACTGGTGACCTATGGTAAGAAGGGTGACTCACAGATCTACTTCTACAAGTACTATGACTCTGGCACTGAACGTCAGCAGTCTGCATGGTACACTTGGACCCCGACTGGTAGCTTTGTGCACAGCACCTATACTGCTGGTAACCAGTTTGTAGTTAGCAATCAGAACGGTAACTACGTCCTGAACCGTCACGAGATGGTCACTGACACCATTAACAACAGGAGCTATCAGGTAGGTACTGGCTCTATCGGACGCAGGTTTGAGGCTACCCTGGACAACATGACCATTGCGTCAGCCTCCTACGATTCTGCGACAAAAATTTCTACGGTAACTTTACCTTACACTTATGATGGCAGCACCGATATGGTGGCTGTATTCCTCAGCGGTACTGATGCTGGTGTTGTCAGAGTTCCTGATAACGTTAGCGGTACTACTGCTACTTTTAACAACATTGATCTGACTACAGGCAATGTTGCTATTGGATACAAGTATATCACAGAGATTGAACTTCCTCACTATTATTATGCTATTGACAGAGGTAAGTACGATATTGATGGTGAGCTACGTATTAACCGCATCAACTTTGAACTAGGCATCTCTGGTCCTATGGAGTTCCACCTTGTGTCTCCACAGGTAGATAACTACATCCAGTATGAGTCTGGTATGGAGGTTGATCTGGGTTCATTTAACGCTACACCCACTGCTCCTTACAAGTCTGTCAAAGTTCCTATCTACAGGAAGAACGAGAAATACACCCTTACTGTTAAAATCCCTGACCCCTTTACCGCAACTATAGTCTCAGGAAGCTGGGACGGACGTTATGACAACAAACGACACATACGTCGGTAAGTACATTCAACCATGCACCCCTCAGCTAGCTCTAGAAGTTGGCGAGAATCTGCGTTGGGAAGACATCAGAGAAGTAGAAGAGACCACAGGGCTGACTGCTCCGGCAGCAGTCCTGGAGTCTTACTATCGTTCTGCTTTCTCTGTCTATTTCACTGTGCCCAACGGCAAGGCTGCCGGTGTGGCAGGCGTAACACCAGACAATAAGATCTGGATGTTATGTACTAAAGCCAGTGAAGAATATCCGCATACATTCGTAAGAGAAGCTAGAAGGTGGCTTGACAGTCTCCATAATCCATACCTGTGGAATCACGCAGACATGAGAAATAAGAGTCATATCAAGCTGCTTAAGCTTCTTAAGTTTAAGTTCATTAACTATCGTGTTCACAACGGTGTCCCCCTAATTGAGTTTATTAAATTATGTGTTCAGTAGGACTTGCTGTTGGTATTGCTAGTTTTGTGGGATCTGCCGCGACTGCCGTTGGGCAGCATCAGCAGCAGCAAGCAGCAGTAGCTAGGTCCAATGCTATTGCTCAGCAACGATACCAACAAGATCTGCAGATTGCTGCTGCACGAGATCGAGAAAAAGGACGTGCATATCGGGCAGAATCTAGGGCAGCAACCGCTGCTAAGAATGCCTATTACGCACAGATTGCCAGTAACCAAGCTGAAGCCAACCGGGCTTTAGCAGCACAAAATCAAAAGTTTAGAGAAAGGCAGAACACTGCTGCTTTCCAGTCACAGTCCAACATTGCTAAAGCTATCCAACAGCAAGGCAGTGTACTTGCTACTGGCCGAGCTGGTCAGTCCTTCTTGCTTGCAGCTATGGATGCTGATCGTCAGCTAGGATTTGAGCAAGCTCAAGTTGAGCAAACGTTGTACGATGCTAGCATGGCTAGTGGTCTTGCTAAGGAAGGCATCATGCTGGATCAAGCTTCAGCTAACAATACTGCCTGGAACGGTCTCCCCGCTGACCCACTTACACCTGAAGCCTCGTTCCTGCCTATCAAGCCCATCAAAGCTAAAGGACCTTCTGGACTTGCTCTTGCTGGTAATATCATCAGCGCTGGAGCTAGCGCCTATGGTACAGGTTACCAATTAGATAGACTTCCTACTTAAATAAAACAATGCCATATCAAGGTAGTGCCCAATCCGTTGGATTCAAGGCTCGCCAAGTTGCTGATCCCTCTAGGCGTATGCGCCAAGAAGCGGAGCAGATTAAACAACAAGGCCAGGAACGAATCCAAGGGATGGAGACGCAAGCGTCTCAAAGGATTACTGAAATGGAACGTCTTAGTGACATTCAGTCTTCTAACGCTGACTACGAACTTAAAGCCCTTTCTAAATTTAGCAGTACTATAAGCAAGCTAGCTGAAGAGCAGGGTGCTAAATACATTGAAGAAGAACGAGCCAAGGGTATGCTGGGCTATATGTCCCGTTCTCCTGAAGAGCTTGAAGAAGATACTAAAGAAGTAGACGCAGCTTACAACACAGGAGCTAAAGTCCACAACGCCATGGGCGAGCTGGCTGACAAAGCTCCCAACGTAGAGACTGCCTCTGCTATCCGTCACGGCTCTCGCTACTACAAACAGGGCTGGGACTTGGCAGCCATGAACCAATCTGCTGAAGGGTTTGGTGCTCACCTGCTGGCAGAGCTGAAGTCTAACGAGACTCTTATTGCTGACCCTGCTGGTGGTGATCCCTTTTTGATTAAGGATCACGAAGGTACTGCTCAATGGGAAGCTGCTGCTCAGTACATCATGCAGCAGTACATTCTCAACAACAACCCTGCTGGCTTGAGTGCTAAGGTACTGGCAACCAAGATGCTGCCTCAGCTCCGTGATAGCATTAAAGTACAGCGTATTCAATACGTCAGTCAGTACCTTAAGGAGCAGGACGTTATCGCTCTTGACGGCGAAGAGAACGCCCTTTACACTGCTCTTGTAAGTAAGAACAGTCCTATTGCTCCAGAGGTTGCTATCCAGACGTTCCTCACTAACGCCTCAAAACTCCAAGATGGAGGCTTTAGAGGTGCTCGTGGTCTTGTGATTAGCAACTTTCAAAACATTGCAGCTGATAATCCTAGGCGTGGTAAAGAGCTAGCTTCAGTTATTGCTAACACTAAGATTGCTCACCCGTCTGCTAAAGGTGGTAAAGACACTTTAGCTAACATTTTTGGTGATGAGTTTAGTGTTGCATCTCTAGAATCTATTGCTGAGGATGCTGCTCAAAATAAGTTTAGTCAAAGGCAGCGACGTTTTAACAGAGAATCTACGGAAGCTTACCAGGCTGCCATGGCTTCTTTCCGAGAAAAGACCCCTTCTGAAACTACCAAACGTGCACTTGCTGACGCTCACTTGCTAAACTATGGCACAACAGAAGAAGGTAGACGGCATGCGGCTGCTATCCGTGACTACACCCCGATGTATTTGGATCGGGAAACTTCTCAAGAACTAGCTGATCAATACCAGCTGATCAATCCTGGTGGTAGCATCAGTGAAGAGCAGGCTAAAAACTTTGATCAAACAGTTTATGGTGATCTTAAGCGGCAAGGTATTATTGTAGATAAACTGTTTGGTGCTGACAGTGCAAGTGCAGTTCAGGACGGTCAAGACCTGATTGATGCTGCTCTGTACAAAGCACTTAAGAATAACACTCAGCTCAAAAGAAACTCTGTTCAGTTTGAAAAGGCTCAGACTTTTGCTCACAGAGAGCTAATGAATCAAGCTGCTGCTATGCTAAGAGATGGCAGAGCTAAAACAGAAGCAGAAGCCATTAGTATGGCTGCAGACGATGTAGTATTTGACATTCAAAGGCAGCAACCTTCATACAAGGGTCCTGAAAAAACAGAAGGTAAGTACACATCCAAAGCTAAAGTTGGTATGTCGTACTTTAACCCTAAAGATGCTGATGAGTCTGTAACTGAGAGACAGGCTAGAAGCCTTAAACAACTTAAAACCAACTTACAAAACACTCCTATTGAAACCGCTATCCGAACCTCTTTCGTTCAAGATGAAGCTGATCTTGAGCTTGCTCCTGATGGTCGGCCTGCCGCCTTTTTTTACACAGCGGCTGGGCTAACAGGTGGTCGTTACTCAGCCTACGACATTCTAAACTTTCAACGACAAGCAAAGGGAGAGCTTCCTTTGGACCCTCCTGAAGAAGTCAAGACGATTGACGAGATCCTCAAGGAACGTCCTGATCTGCGTGCTTATGTCATTGCTAATCCTACTCCCAGAAACGTCAGCCGTGTTATAGAACAGGTTGGTGGTATCAGTCCACCTAACGTGCTCAAAGCTATTGGCTTCAAAGAATCCACTAACAACTACAAAGCTCGTAATGACGATCCGCTGACTGGTAATGACAAAGACCCTGCTCTTGGTAAGTATCAGATCCTGTGGTCTAACGTAAGAGCTTGGGGCAGGAAGTACAAGCTAGGTGTACCTGAATCTCAAAACGCTTACTTAAACAACCCACGCTATCAAGACGAGCTTGCCAACGCTGCCATTACTGATTACATTCAGCGAGAGCTGCAGGCTACTGGAGGCGACGTAGATTTGACTATTCGTCGTGTCGCTGCTTGGTGGTATGGTGGTAACCCAGACGTGTATGACTCTGAAAACTACGGTGCCGTAGGGGACTACCCTAGCATGCGTAAATACACTAATGCTATTCTTCATCGTTACAAAGGAGGTTATTGATGGAAGATGAACAGAATCTCCTTCCTGTAAACCCTGAAGACATTACAGGTTTGAACAGTGCAGATGCTCGTCAAGCAATGCAGTTTATGACGACTGCTTCTGACTATCTGACTGAGAACAAGCAGCAGGAGGAAGACAAGGAAGAAGAAGAAGAGAAAAAAGAAGACGATCCTACCTTTATGTCTGAAGCAGGCGCTGCTATTGCAGGTGGCGCTGCTCAGGCAGTAGAGAGTATTGGTGGTTTTGCTGAGCTGACAGGTGACACCCTGAAGACTGGTCTTAACAGTCTTGTAGGTAACCCTGTTGATGAGACTCAGAATCCTTTCAGCAATGAGTACATCCAGAACGACGCCGGTTGGTTTGATGTTCCCGATGAGTGGGTACCTGAAAACAAGACTGGACTTGGTCGGTTCTCTCGTGATGTAATTGAGTTTGGTATTCTGACTGCTATTACTGGTGGTGCTACTGGCGCTATTGGTGGTGGACTAAAGTTAGGTGCCCGTGGACTTGCTGCTGCTCGTGCTGCTGGTGCTAGCGAAAAAACTATTTCCCGTATGAAGTTCTTTGGCAAAGGAGCTAAAATTCTGGGAGACGGTGCTGGTGCTGAATTGATCTCTGACAGTTCACAGGAAGCTAACCTGATGAACTCAGTCAATGAGCACATTCCCTGGGCATCCAGCATTGTCAGTAACGCTCTTGCTGTTAACGAAGAGGACAACCCCTGGGCTGCTCGCTTCAAGACCATGGCTGTGGGTGCTGGCATGAACGGTGTTGGCAACCGTATCTATGCATACATCAAAGGACGTTACGCAGGCTTCAAAGCTCTTAGGGCTGGTAAGACTGTTGAGGAAGCAGAAGATGCTGCCAACGCTACAGCAGTTGAAACCTACCAGCAGCTGAGTCTATTTGATGACGAGGCAGCTAAGGAGATGGCTACGTCTCGTTACAGTCAAGGCAAGGGTATCAGCAACAAAGACCCTCGTGATGAGTACATGAGGAAGCACTTGTCTAAGGATGAGTACTCTAATTACGTTAAGCAACGGGATGATGATCCTGAAAAGCTTCTTGCTGAAATTGATGAGCAGATCAAAGCTGCTAAGGAAGCAGACGACAAGACTCTGCTGAGGCGTCTAAACAAGACCCGTAAAGGGGTTGCTAAAGATGTTGAAAACAAGGTAGACTATGATGCTATTGCTGATGCACGTGGCAAAGGCGAAGGTGATGAGTTTGATTACAACACAAACCAAAGCACTCAGCAAGCTGTAGAAGCTGAGGGTCGACAGCCTGATCCTTTTGTCAACGGTGAAAAGTTTGATGCCACAGACAAGGCTACTATGCCTGCTACTCCTGATGGTGTTAAGCGTAACCTAGCTGAGAGTCTTGCTGATCTTCGTCACGGTGGTAATGGTAAATCTGGTACGTTGCCTGTTAATGAGGCAGCTTTGCTGAACATGTCTCGTGGCGATAAGAACCTGTATAAGTACATCAAAGAAGTGGCTGAAGATCTTGCTGCTTCTGTTCTTGAGTCAGGTAAATTCTTCAAGGGCATCATGGAACGCCCTACTTTGAAAGAAATTCAAACGCTTATTTTGCGTCAAGCAAACGAACTCACCTCTATGATTGACGGTGGGGAGAACACAGCTGAGGCATTTGCAAAGTACTTCAAAGAAAATACAAAAGATTACCGTGTCTACATGGACGACGGTAAAGAGATCGTCACCGCATCCCCTGCTCAAAAAGCAGCTATGCAGCTGGTGATCCATAGCCTTGCTAAACGTGCACAGGACATTGCTACTGGTGCTATCCACCAATCTGATGGTGTACACATCCATCGTCAGGCTGAGATGGTTTTTGACTCTATGAAGGTCCTTCTTACTGAGCACAAGAAAATGGGCTACATGTGGGGTCTTGATGGTCGCTATCAGCAGATTGGGTTGATCCCTAAACAGGTAAAAATCAATACCCAAGAAAAGCTAAAGATGGTCACTGAAGAGGTTGACCAGTACATTGAAGAGCTGAAGAAGCTGACCAGGCAGGGTAAGATGGAAGATGTTAAGATGCTTCTGGAAATCCAGAGCATGACTAACAACGTCCGTACCCTTGAGCAGCTGCACGACTTTATCCGTGCTAAGGTCTTTGGCGGTGTTGTGAACGGAGTTAAGATCCGAGGTGAGTTTAGGAAGCAGGTTCAATCTACCTTCTACAACTCAATTCTTAGTGCTCCTATTACTCCTATCAAAGCAATCTTTGGTACTAACTTTATTGCTGCTTTACGTCCTATACAAGCTTATCTGGGTGCTACCTTAAAAGGTGACGCTAAGACTGCTGCTATTGCTGCTGCTGAGTGGGATGCCTTTGGCAAATCCCTTGGTGAAAGCTGGCAAATGTTCAAGCATAACATGGACCAAGGCTACCACCGCAAGGCACAGAGCTACGACATGAAGTATGACGTAGGCGCTGACATCCAAGAGTGGAGGCAGTTGAAGAAGTACATGGAGAAGTATGGTACTCAACAAGAAAAGTTTGCCTACAACATGCTTGACAAGTCTGTAAACTTCAACACTTCTCCTGGTGTCAAGTACAGCCAGAACCTGATGGGTGCTGGTGATGCTATGGCACGGACTCTTATTGGTCGCATGCAGATGCGAGCTATGGCTGCTCGTAAGGTGATTGAAGAGGGTGCTGATCTTAAAGATGTCACTAAACTCTCTAGAGAAATTGAAGAAGAGTTCCGTAGCCAAGTCTTTGCTAAGAACCGAGAAGGACGCTACATTGTAACTGATGAAGCAGCTCGGATGGCAGGTGATGAAGCTGCTATGACTCGTAAGCTTGAAGGATTCTTAGGTGGTTTTGAAAAGATTTCTGACAACCCTTTCCTTAGAGCATTCTTCCCGTTTGTCCGCACAGGCTTTAACGCCCTGGAGGTTGCCTTTGAGCATACTCCTTTGCAGCTTGCCATGCAGAAGCATAAGGACATTTTCAAAGAAGGCATTAGCATAAAAGAGCTTGCTAAGTACGGTATCCGTAATGCAGACGAGCACGAAGCAGCCAAAGCCTTGTTGAATGGTCGTATGGCTTCAGGTGGTCTAGTAAGTGCTATGGCAGCGTTCGCTGCTCTGTCAGGTAATATGACAGGTAACATGCCGCTTGACAAAGCCACACGAGATAACTGGAAAGCAAGAGGCATCAAACCTCTGTCCTTCAAAATCCCTGGTACTAACACCTACATCTCTTACGCAAACATTGAACCTTTCAATACTTTGTTTGCTCTTACAGCTGATGTTGTAGAAAACCATGCGGTTTTGGGTGAAGCTGTCACTGAGCGTTGGATGCAAAAGATTGTGTTCATGTTTAGCTCTGTGATTGTTGACAAGTCTATGCTGTCAGGCGTCGAAGACCTTGCACGGCTTCTGGACCCTGAGACTTCTGGTGATCTGCTTGCTCGTTCTGGTAGCCGCTACCTTCGTTCGCACTTTCCTTTTGCAGGTGTTAGTGGAGCCCTTGGTGACATTCTTGATGCTACCCAAAAAGAAGCACAGGACTTTCATGAAATGCTGGTCCGTAGGGATGTTGGATTTAAGTCAGCACTTAACACTCGCTACGATATTCTAAACAAAGACCGTAGTGGTAAGCCGTTGCTGGCAGCTCCCGATAATCTCATGCTTCGGGTATTGAACGCTTTCAACCCCTTTACTATCCATTACACAGATGATGATAGTGTAAAACAGACCTTGCTAGAAACAAGGTTTAATCTTCCTCAAACTCTGTCTACCTACAAAGAAGAGCCTCTTAACTCTTTCTATATGTCTAAGATGCAGGAGTACATGTCCAAAGGTGAGCTGCGTGAAGAACTAGAAAGACTGTTTGCTTCTACTGAGTGGCAAGATGAGTTTGAAGCTTTTAAGAATGGCAAGAATCTAACGTCCGCTAACAATGTTAAGCTGAGTAAGCAAAACTGGTACAGGGACATCGCACGGATTTTTGAAACTGCTAAAGATAACGCTATTGACCAGTTCTTAGAAGACTATCCTGATTTTAGAGATAAGTTTGAAAACAGACAAATCATTGGTGCTCTTAGCGAATCAGGTAGCTACGGTGAGCTTGAGCAATTCTTGGAAGAGACAAAACACCTCCGTTAATCCACCCAACCAGCTCTTAATTACCATGAGTAATGGCAGTTACAAAACAAACTTACAACGCGAACGGGACACAAACCCAGTTCACGATTCCATTTGAATATACTGCGAAGGCAGATGTAGATGTTTACATCGATGCTGTTCTTCAACTACAACAGAATACTGCTTCTACTGCCGATCCGACTCACCCACAAGTTATCTCTGGTGACATTACTCAGGGCACAGCTCTGATTAACTACACCTTTTCTAACGATACAACCATTGTGTTCAACAGCGCCCCAGCCAATGGGGCGTTTTTGTTTATTGAGCGTACCACTGACGACACGTCCATTGTTACCTTCACTCCTGGCTCTACGATCCGTGCCCAGGAACTGAACAGTGCACTGGAGCAAGTTCGTTTCATTGCCCAAGAGGGTAGTAACACTGCACGTGATGGTGTCACTCCTTCCAAAGAAAACTCCCTGTCTATTGATGCACGGGGTCTCCGCATGGAGAACCTGGCTGATGCAAACACAGATGACGATGCAGTCAACCGTGGACAGCTGGGTAAGGTTATCACTGATGACCTGCTGGAAGGTGAGGCTATTGACCTTACTGACACTACAGGCGGTACTAACTCAAACAAGCAAGTCACCATCTCCGTTGAGGACAGCTCCAAGACTAACAAAGGTGCTGTGTCTATCAACGAGGGTCATGCTATTGGTGTGACCTATACTGCTGGTGACGCTGTCATTGCTGCTGACAAGAGTACTGCAGCTCAACAGGGTGTGGTTAAAATTCAGCAGTCTGATGCTGTCAACGTAACCTATACTGCCGATGG